TGAAGCCCGGATTATCCGTGATGGATGGATATGTGATGGGCGAGCCAAGAGACGTTGCAATTATTGAAGCCTATAGGCCCCGATTTGCGTGGGCAGCCTAATTTACTGGGCCGCTATTGCTGCAATCATAGGCTTCCTGCTCTTTGCTAGATGGTATGAGAACGATAGATAGGGTGGGGGTGATTCAACTTCTACGCGGTAAACGACATTCATTTGGGGCAGCACTAGCGGTGTAGCCCCGACAACCGAGGGACGCATTCGGGCATGGTAGTCACAAAGACCCATGCAAACCCACGCACCCATTGGAGACACCATGGCAGACTCGCAGACCTTCCAAGGCATCGACGCGGATAAATGGCTGAGGATTAAAGAAGCTGTGCTCAACAAGGCCGGCATAGGCATTAACTCGCTCATCGGTTCTGGCTCTGCAAAGGGAATAACGCTCTCATGGTCCTATTCGCCCGATACGCAAGTGCTGATTACGACGCTGGTCAAGAGAAGCTTCTACGACCCTTCTGCGGAAGTGATTGATTCAGACATTGCTGCAATGGTGGCGGCGGCATGAGCTGGGCCTACCTATATGCAAACAGGCTACCGATTATCTCTGCACTGAGTTTGATTGTAGGCGCTGCGGTAAAGACTGCTCCCCCACCTGGTACCAAGTTCGATCTCTATACGTGGGCATATGACTTCTCCCACCAATTTCTAAACATCACGAATACCCGACTCACGGCTGCACCCGTGGTGACCCCACCGGTAAGCCCAAAAGATTCATAAAGGAGCAGCATATGAGCGTGAAAACAATTCTTTCCGATGTCGTCAAGGGATTTGAGAAGGTGTTCTCTAAGACAGAAGCGGTTGCGGCCGCAGAAGAGCCGTTGGTTGATACCCTTTTCCCTGGCATTGCATTGATTTATAACTCGATCGTCAGTGAAGCTGGTGTAGTTGAAGCGGCATCTGCTGCGGCCAATGCACAGGGCGGCACCGGTGCACAGAAGCTTGCTACAGTTGTGGCAAACGTTACACCCTCCGTGGTTGCGACCGCTGTTGCGAATGGACTTGCCGCACCAACCACCCAAGACATTACGACTGCAGCATCTGCACTCGTCACCTTCCTGAATGTATTCAAGCCTGCGGCTCCGGCAGCGTAAGTGGGACTCTCAGCATGGGCCCCAGCACTCGTAGCCTTAGCTAGCAGCCTCGTTGGCTTAGGGATGCTTTACGCCAAAGTAGGAGATCACGGCAAGCGCCTGGATGATGTAGAGCCCCGCATCGGAAAGCTCGAGATTGAATCTGCACGCAATGAAGGATTCAGGCAGGGCGTGATGAGCAATACGAAATGAGAACCCAAGAGAGAGACGGCATGAGAGGACTGAAGAGTTACGAACAGGCAATCCTTGTGTTTGTGATCTTCTTTCTCTTTGGCTTTGCCTGCAGCGACAAAATTGGACATGCGTTGGGATGGTGGTAAGTGGGGAGACCATCTGAATACTCACTAGAGATTGGCGAAGAGATTTGTCTAGAAGTAGCAACCACCGATAAGGGCATGGAAGCCATTTGCGAGGAAGAGCGATTTCCTTCTGCTAGAACGGTTTATTCATGGCTAATCAAGCATGAGGACTTTCTTCAGAGATACGCGCGCGCGAAAGAGTTGCAAACGCAATTGCTTGCGGACCAGATCATACCGATTGCCGATACCGTGAAAATTGGCACAAAGACCGTCGATAAGCCAACCGGAACTGAGACGACAACCGGCGACATGATTGAGCACCGCAGGCTTCAGATTGAGGCGCGAAAATGGTTGCTTGGCAAGTTGGCTCCTAAAAAGTACGGAGACAAACTGGAACATACGGGGGCGGATGGTGGACCTATCCAGTTCGTTGTAACGCGTGCAGGCGCAAAGCAGTAATATCCACGACATTCATCTTCAGCCCAAGCAGGGGCAGCTTCTAGATCTAATCGAGCGCTCTGCGGCCACGGTTATAGGGGTCGGCGGCGGTCGAGGGGCCGCAAAGTCCGGTGGCGCAGACAGAATCGCACTAATCTTGGCTATCGACCAGCCAGGTGTTCAAATATGCATCGTAATGCGGAACTCAGACCAGATCCGCAAGTTTCATTACGAGCAAATAAAGCGCGACTTTCCGGTGTTGGAGAATTATTCAAACATCTCCAATATGGTCTACAAGATTCCCGCCGGCTCCGCAAAATCTGAGATTAGTTGCAGTTATGCAGAGAACCTTGAAGACGTAAAGCGTAGATTTCGTTCAGGAAACTTTAGATATATCTTCCTCGACCAGGCTGAGCAGTGGACATGGGAAGAGATATCAGAGCTAAATCTGGCGATCCGATCGAAAGGCAATTGGGTCGCGAAGCTTGTTCTCCTATTCAATATGGGCGGAATCGGCATATTGGATTTGCGTAACAGGTTTGGGCCGGTAAAGAAGTTCAATGATAATGAAGATCCCAACCAGTACACATTTCTGCATGTATTCCCGCAGGACAATGTGGAATGGTCTAGGGGAGAACTTGAGCGCGACGGCCTAACTGAAGAAGACTACTATTCTTGGACTGATAAGCAGCGCTTCGACTACTTCACCACCCGCGCTCCCTATGGCAAGAAGCTGAATGCCTTGGATGACGCAACTAGGGCGCGCGACCTGCTTGGATCTTGGGAATCACTCGAAGGCGCTTACTTCGGCAGGGTCTTCGATTACAAGGCAACAATGAAGCCGGCTGAGGTCGCTGAAGGCATCCTCAAGTCGTGGGATGCCAGATGGCTGTCAACTGACTGGGGCAAGACGCACTACTGTTCTACGCATTGGCATGGCAAGACGCTGATGAGCCCCAAAGAAATAGAGCACTGGTTCGGCTGGATAGTTCCCAGACCGCTGACGGTGGTTACTACTTACCGTCGCATGATCGTGAACGAGCAAACCTCGATTCAGGTGGCGCGTGGGATTGTTGAGGCTACGCCAAAGATAGAGCGAGAGCGAATCAAGAGATACCCCTTCAGCCCTGAGCAATTCGGGGAGCGCGATTCAGAAGATACGGTGCCGATAATCATCGGTCGAGAGCTTAGTAAGTATGGAATGCCCCAACCGGAGCATGCGGATAACAGCCGCAAACCTGGCTGGGAGCTGATGTATACGCTTCTCAATAACACGAGGATATGGGCTACGCCAGTTGACCAGCGAACTGCAGAGATGGAAGCAGACGCGGGCGACACAGTGTGGATTATGTCTTCTGAATGTCCAGAGGCGCTTGAAACGATACCGATTCTCATGCGAAATCCAAAGGATTTGGATGACGTAGTGAAGACGGATATGAGTCAGGCTGTACTTGCGATGGACGTGGCTGATGATCTGCGTTATGGATTGCAGTCCGAGTTGGGTTCAAGAACTCACCGCAAACCATTCGAAGTATCGCTATCTGAGGCTATCGCTTCTGCACCAAACATTAACGTCGCTCACATGCGGCACATGAAGATGCTCTCTGAGCGGAAAGGTAAGGCCAGATGGACGGGACGATAGCTGTATTGGTTGGAATGCTGATTGTCGTCACTGCGGGCCTTATCTGGTTTGTGCGCCAAAAGTACCCGGTGATTATCGAAGCACTTGTGGCTGTCGAAAAGCGTGTTGAAGTGCTTGAGAAGCGCAAGGCATTGCTGACTGAGGCTGCTGTGAGCGCAGACAAGCCCGCAGGCGTAGGCAAGCGCACACTTCGCACGTGGAATGAGAATGTCGGGCAGGCTGAGTGAGTATTACCCCGGCAATGCCTGATGTCCAGCAGCAACAGCTTTCAGACGACACGCGCACAGCTATTGCCACGCTGATTACTGGAGTCTTGCAGGAAGAGAAGTCAGCTAGGCGTGCAGAAGTCCGCAAGGCGGGGCAGCAACGTAACTTCCGCAATGGAAATCAGTATTTGTGGTGGGATAACGCTTCGAACTGCTATATGCAGCCTGAGGCTAGCGGCAATGAACTCCCGCGGTTCATGGATGTCTACAACATCTACACACCGCACTGGCGCTCTCTGGTCTCGATTCTTAGCCAGAACCCAACGGGTGTGAACTTTGTTCCTGAAGACTTGCAGGTATCGCTGGATGTAATGGGCGCTGCGAGTGCAGAGAAGATGCGGCACAGGTTTGACCGTCTAGTCCACATGAAAGACCGACAGGCCGAAGCGGCAGGACACTTCTGCACCGATGGCAGAACGGTCACGCACACGTACATCGATAGCAAAGGCAAGCTACGGTGCACGGTTCACGGTGTTCTTGAATCAAAAGTACCGATTTTCGCACGCAAGATGGAGCGCTGGGGTTATTGCGTACTCAGTGAAGAAGTAGATTTATGGGAAGCAAAAGAGAATTACCCGGACTTTGCCGATGACATTAAGGCTGATGCGGACAATAGCGAGATGTCTTACGAGCGGTATGCGCGGCTTGGCATCCTTGCTAACAAGAAGGGTGCCGCGGGCAACGCCGAAGCGCTCAAGAATCTAACCACCGAGCACGTTGCGTGGATCCGCCCTAGCCGCTATGCGAAGGCCTCGGATGATGCTAAAGCAGAGCTAAAAGCGCTCTATCCCGAAGGCTTCAGGGCCACGATGATCAGCAATAAAGTCGTGGACTGCATTCCTGAAGTGATGGAAGACGCGCTGATGGTGGAATGGCCTGCGCCGGGTCAGGGATCTGCAAGGCCTTCGTTGCTGCACGATCTAGTTCCTATCCAGCAGGCATTCAATGACAACCTTAACATGCTGCGGGAGCACATTGACTTCTCAATTCCTGCTCGTTGGATTACGGATACGGTGGATTCAGAGGCGATCGCAGAGCAAAGAGCTGCACCAGGCGTGATTCACCAGATTACGGTGCCCAATGGGGCTTCAATCAACGACTTGGTGATGCAGGAAGAGGTTGCGCAGCTTCCGCCCGAGTTAGTTGCAAACATCGACAGGCTTTTGAGCCTTGCACAGTTCACGACAGGCGACCTACCGGCCCTATTTGGTGACGGAACTCCAGACCAAGAGACTGCAAGCGGGCAGAAGATGCTTTCTGATCAGGCTAAGGGGCAGCTATCACCAGCTTGGGGTGGTTTGCAATGGCTGTTTGCAATCACCTACCAGATCGGCGTGATGCGTGCCGCCGAGATGGTTGCCGACAAGCCTTTGATTGCGGTACCGGGCGCAAACGGGCAGCAGAGATTCAACCCTGCATCGATTCTCGATGGCAATTGGGGCTGCTACCCAGATACAGACTCGAGCTTCCCTGAAACGATGGCGGATAAGCGAGCCAGCCTTCAGGCCGTGCTGAGTCAGTTGGGCGAAGGCGAGCAGGGGCAGGCAATAGTGTTTCACCCTGACAACCTGAAGCTCATCAAGCAATACTCAGGTTTGGAAGACTTAATAATTCCTGGCGCCGAGGCGAGAGACAAGCAGCTCCGTGAGATTGAGCAGATGTTGCAGGAACCACCCGTGCCAGATCAAACGAAGATCCCGCAGTGGCAGCAGGCATCGCAGCAAGCACAGCTTCAGGGCCAGCCACCGCCCGAGATTCCGCTTACGACCTCAGTTCCGGTTGGCAAATACGACTACAACCAAGCCGAACTCGATAAGTGCATTGAGTGGCTCAGTTCGACGGCTTGCTATGAAGAGATGCAAAAGGGCAATCAGCAGGGCGTGCAGAATGTAACGCTTCATGCCGATGCACATGCTGCAGCGATTCAGGCACAGGCACCACCGCCAGCGATCAAGCCGCCAAACGTAACTCTCACTGCACAGATCACCGACCCAGTTGCAATCTCAGAACTTTTGGGCATTGCAGGCGCACAGACGACACCAGAGAACATTGAAGCCTCGAATGTACCCGAGGAGCAGAACCAGGCGGCGGATACGCAATTGAAGGCAGCAGGAGCCCAGCACAAGGCAGTACTTGCAGCCAAGGAAGCGATTACCCCGATTCAGAAGCCAATGACACCCGAACAGCAGCTTGAGGCGAAGAAATCTAACGCCAAGGACAAAGCCAAATGAGAATGATCGGATTCGATGGATACGACATCGGCCCCAAGGTTGAGGGGCAGGAATACAAAGAAGTTCCCGAAAAGGCCAAGGAATATTGGCGCAAGAAACTTGGATTGCAGAAAATTGAAGAGGTAAAAGATGCCCGATGATCTCGGAGCAGTAATTGATACTCCCGAAGTAGATGTAGAGATAGGCAATCAGGGCCAGGATGTAGATATACAGATAGACCCTGCCGCTGATCCTGCCCCTGCGCAGACCGAGACGACCGAAGTAAAAGACATCACCGACTGGCGCAAGGTCCCTGCTGAGCTGAAGGAGTTCTTCAAAACTCCCGCAGGCAAGGGCGCAAAGGATGCATGGTTTGAGCGCAATGCTTACAAGGAGCTGCTTCCTGAAGGTGTAAAGCAGGCTAAAGAGATTCTAGGCTTCCTCGAGGAGCATGGCGGCAAGGATGGCTTGACGACGGCTCTGACTGACCTGCAATCCAAGGCTTCCGAATATGAGGCGCTGTCGCAGAAGATCGAGGCTGGGGACGCCTCACTTGTTACCGACCTGCCACCTGAAACCATCTCTAAGCTTGCCCCAGTAATGGTTGAGCAGTGGAAGCAAGCCGACCCTGAAGGTTGGTCTGCTGCAATGTCGGGCGTGATGGCCGCGACATTGCAGAGCAATAGGATTCCTCTATTCCTCGAGCGGCTTGCTCTGAATTTGGAATATGGAAAGCTGGATGAAGTAAAAACTCAAGTCCAGCAATTGAAAGAATGGGAGGGTTCATTTGCTGCCAAGGCGCAGGTCCAGGGAAAGGCTGGCACCGCTCAACCAAACGCTAAGTTCACGGAGCGTGAACAGGCTCTCAATCAGCGCGAGGAGCAGGCATTCCGATCTGATATGGAGCGCAGTGTCGATTCGTTTCGTGAACCGCTGATTAGCAAGGAGCTTGACACCTTCTTTAAGCGCAGGCCCAACGACACTGAGGCCAAAGACCTTGCAGTATCGAATGTGAAGTCCGAAGTTATCAAGCGTCTCAGCGCGGACCAGGGCTATCAGAAATCTCTCAACGCACTCTGGGCCCGCAAAGACAAAGAAGGCGCCCTCAGGCTTATAAGGTCCCGCGAGACCGCGGCAATTACTGAAGTCGCGCCTAAGATTGGCAGGCTGATATTCGGCAACCCGGGCCCTGTTTCGAAGCAGACCGATGCCGCGAAGCCTGCAACCAAAGTTGATGCTGGATTCGGCTTAGTCGATAAAGCCCCAGCTCCACATCTGATCGACCGCACGCAGACGACAGACGCAATGATTATGCGTGGCAAGTTCATCCTCAAAGATGGCCGCAAGCTGGCCTTGCAGGACTAGGGAGAAATTATGGAAGAGTTTTTCAAGAAATATGGCGTAAAGAACGAGGCTGATTTCTTCAACCACGTCGCGAGCGATTCAATGTTCGCTATGCGTGCAGTCAGTGATCTCTATTTCGCAAAGTTTCCCGCTAAGGTTGTCGAGCCTCAAGTGGTTCAGCATCCCGATGCGGTAAAGCCAGTTGTTGCTGAAGAAAAGAAATAAGTAAAGAAGTAAACCGCCGAACCCACCCACGTCTCTCGGACGCTAAGCGAGTAAACGGGTAAGGCATCAGTAACGCGAACAGTCCCAACGCTGCAAAACCCAAGCAGGCCGAAAGGCAAAAGGGAGACCAGAGCGAAATCACTCTAGAGGTCTCCCCGTGGCTACTGCTCTTAATGCAGGAACACTTGCACTACAACTGGAAAAGGTTCGTAGAACCATTCCGCAGCTTTGGTTTAGTGAGAACGTCTTCCTCACCAAACTGTCTACCCGCGAAGATATGGAAGTAAGCACGCGCCCCACGCGTGTACCGCTCGACATCCAGGCTGGTGGCAACGGCGGCGTCGTCAATCTCGATGGCGGAGATATGGGACGCGGCTCTGCCGGTCAGCGTGCGGTAGGCCTTCTCTCGAATGCCTACTACCGTTGGGCGATTGAGTGGTCTGAACTGTCTGAAGTTGCCAACGACTCCTCGGGCAAGTCCATTCAGAACTATGTAGAGAAAGAAGTTGGTCGCGGCATGAAGAACTTCCGCGCCTTCCTTGATTCTCTCGTGCAGGGCAATGGCGCAGACCAGTTGGATACCGTCACTGCTTATACGGTTGGCGATCCTTCGATCAGCGTCAGCACCCCCGCTCGGTTCTCCGATCAGCAGATTATCCAGATTGTTACCGGCGCAGTCGGTGGTGCGGTGAAGTCTACCAACACCATCTCCTACGTTGACTATCTGAATAAGAAGCTGTTCCTGACTGCGGTGCCTACTGGTACTGCACCTGCTGCTGGCGACTCGGTGCTTGCGGAGAATGCGACCAACGTTGCGAACTCTGGTGTTGCTGGAATCCAGTCGTACCAGGTGTCGTCCGCCTCTGGCACCTTCCTTACCCTCCAACGATCGACCTATCCTGGTCGTCTTACGACCCCATACGTCTCTGGTGGTGGCCTCGCCATTACCCCTGCTTACGGGCGTCTCCTGCTGAACCTGATGAGAATTCGTAACGGAGTCGAGGGTGGCATTGCCTCCAATGGCTTCTTCTATATGAATCTCGACCAGGAAGCTGCATGGGAGAACACCGGCCTCGTCATTACGCAGAACATCTATCAGCAGATTGACGGCAATTCGTCCGTTGACCAGCTGAAGAAGATGCCGCCGAAGACTCTGGCTGGCTATCCCATCGTTCCATCTGTCAAGGCAACACAGGGCCGCATCGACTTTATCGCGCAGGATCATTGGTTCCGTCAGGAAATCTATCCCACCGACTTTTACGACGTGGATAGCAAGACGGTATTCCCGATCTATGGCGGTTCTGGCGGTTTGTCTACCACCAAGATTACCTATCTCGTCTGGGGCGGAAACATCGGTTGCGATGATCCCGCTGCGGGCGCGTATGGTGACACGCTGGCCATACCAAGCGGGTATTGACGAATACTAGGCATAGGGTTATTATGCTCCTATGCCTAGAAACCAACCTCCCGCAATGGAGGGCAGCTTTCCCTGTAGTAAATGCAAGGAAATAAAGCCCTTTGATCAATTCTCAAAAAACCGCACTCGGTATAACGGCAGAGCTAGCGCCTGTAGATCGTGTGCGGTTTTAATTACCGCCGAATGGCAAAGAAATAATCCCGACAAAGTTTTCGCCCGCAACAAAAGATGGAAAGACGCGCACCCCGAACATGTCATCCTTCAGCGTTCTCTTTACAGCAGGGAAAAGCGCCACAGGATGAAGCGCGATCAGCCGGAATTATTGATCGCCAAGGAAAGGGCCAGGACTTGTGGCAACCGCGGCGTAACGGTTGATTGGTATGAGGCGAGGTTGTCTGAACAATATGGTGGCTGCGCCATATGCGGCCGCCCAGATAACTATTCGCGCAATAACTTCAGCATCGACCACGACCACTCCTGCTGTCCGGCGAAAGCGGCTTGTATGAAATGTGTCCGCGGTCTTCTTTGTACTTTATGCAATGCCACGCTTCACAAATTGGAGATGACGCCAGGGTGGATCGAAAAGGCGAAGGCCTATCTGGAGAAATATGCAAAACGCGAGTGAAATAACGATTCACGCCATAGACCTATCGGAGTTTGGAAAGACTCCCTCAGGTCTTCCTTTGTGGCGAGTGGTTTGGGCACCGACACGCATTGAAAAGTGCTGGTGGCGCGAAACAAAGCAGATGTTTGAAGTAAAGATGTACCCCGACCGCGAGGAGTGGATTCTCGAGAAGTGGATGAGTGCACTTGATTTTGCGGGCACACCTGAAGGCCATGCGCAAATGCTGGCTAAGGCCCCAATTTCTATGGAATACCCGACCGACGGAGAGTATGCAGAGTCGATGGCATTCCCGAATAACGAAGCCGTGGGCATGGCGAAGAAAGCCGTCGAGATGCTGATGCACGGCAAGACCAATATCACCGAGAAAGAGCGTATCCAGGCTCTCAGGTTGCGGGAAGAGTTGAAGGAAAAAGATCTGGATGCAAAGACTGCGGATGCAATCAAGGATGTCTTGGACCCGCAATGGTCAGGCAAGCGCGTTAAGCTCTATGACGCTGCCGGAAACACGATTCACTAAGGAGAACCATGAGCAATTCGCGTGATGTTGCAGGCGAAATAGATTCACTAAACCGGAAGAATGTTGAAGTATTGCCGCAAAGTCTTGTGCGTGCAGCGAAGGCCTCGCAAATCTACGTCTTCAACGTCGGCCCAGAGTCGTGGACACGGAACGTTGGCACTGGCACCTATGTCGTGCAGGGCAAGCCGAAGGGCGATAGATACTCCGTTCCGGTAATACTCGATTCAACGATCTACACCACGGTTGTCAGCGACACCGGATTTCGCTGGGCACCATCTGATGGCATGGACGTTGCCAGAGACATTGTGCAGCTCGGCAAGATGTCAGACCTTACCAAATACGGCATCGGCATCTCTGAGACCTGGCCTCCGAGCGAAGAGCAGGTTGCATTCCTTGAGCAGGCGCGAGTCGATATGCTTTCTCAGCGCGTGCAGGATGCAGACGAAGCCTTTGCGGTGAATGGCGGCATGACAACCGTTACCGTTGGCAGTCAGCAGGTAACGCGCTCGAACATTCAGCCGGCACATCGTGATGCACTGAAAGAGTTGGGCTGGGATCGACCATGGGCTGCAAAGAACGTGCAAATGGCGCAGTGCTGGAATTGCGGAAGGTCTGTGCTCCCGACTTCGGCGAAGTGCTTCAACGAAGGCTGCGGCGCTCCACTCAAGAATGAAGAGGCGAAGCAGAAGTTTATCGACGGCGATTTTGAAGAGCCGAAGCGCGGACCCGGCAGACCGAGGGTTGCGTGAAGCGCCTTTTGTTAGTGGCTTGCCTGATGGCTGCCCCACATGCCTTCGGGCAAGCTGGATGCAGCTCTGGGCCTAATGGATGCGGTCAGTTGAATACGAGCGCCTTCCTGCTTGCCCAGACGGCCTCTGCTGCGACTATTCCGCTGAGTACTGCCTCGGTAATCTCGGGAACGGCTGCAATCGCAACAATCACGCCTCCTATCAACTTCTCAACCACCGTCGGCGGCTGCTATGACATCCTTGCAACCGGAGCCTGGACGACTACGACTGCGGGGAACATCTTTGCGGTAATGACGGCAGTTCCTAACACAACCTACCGCGCCTGCTACTTCACTGTTGCCGGCGTGTCGAAGTGGTTTATTAAGTGAGTCCTTTGGTCGATGGGGCATTAGGAAATCCTTACCCAACAATAGAAACGATAATGAACCAGGCTCGCGTGAGGGTGAATGATGCCTCGAACGATATCTCTGGCGATCTACTTACTGATGATGCACCTTACACCCCGACCATCTTGAACACGGCATGGAGATGGCTGCAAGGCAGAGCTTACACCGCGGGCGTCGAGACTTACCTTCAAGAAGTCGTGATCTACAACTTCCCCGTCCGCGCCTCCAATGACCCGTCTTATCAGGCATTCATTGGATGGCAGGGATGCGGCGACGGGCAGAACCAATACGAATCACCAGCGTTGCCGCAAGACCTGATTCAACCGCTTTCGATCTGGTCTAGGCCTTCGGTTGCGATTGCTTCGGATGGAACGCAACCGACTAACGAAGTTCCCTTCAGGCTCATGACCCAGGCGACAGACGGTCTACCGGTATGGCTTGACCCTTGCGTTTATGACTGGCGGCAGGATGGACTTTATTTCTTTGCCCAGACGTTCACACAGGATTACCGCATCCGGTATGCAGCTTATCGAGCGAACCTCGACATCACCCAGCCCAATTCTCTGGTGCCAATGATGATGTGCGAAGACGTTATGTCCGCACGCGTGGCCTATGAGTATGCGAATCTCCGCGGAGCTGCACAGGCACCAGCGATGATGCAGATGTCAGAAGACGCTTTCGGGATCATTGCTCAG